GAGCTTAAGAAGACTCAGAAAGAGCTCGAGAAGGTTATCCGAGCAAAGACAAGCGAAGAGAACAAAGCTCTCGGAGAAGAGCTCAAAGCCGCCCGAGCCGAAGTGAAAGAGCTAGCTTCCAAGTGCACCGATATTGAGAAGCTATATGCGGTCGTCCAGTTACTGGATGAGAACACTGATATCGAATACACGATCGAAGACTGATAGAGCTATATATCTATCTCGAGCCCCCAGTTGTAATGACTGGGGGCTTTTTTGTTTTGTGAGACCCAGTCACCCAGTCACTTTTTAATTTATAGCCGACCCAGTGACCCCCACCCCCCAAATTCTACAGAATGGGACTCCTGATGCAGTAACACTATGCGGAGCTCAAACGATGTCGCTGTTTCATTTTTACCCCCCTACCCCCTTCGTTTTTCTTTAAGGTACATCTACCATACGTGTTTTAAAAACACCCCCCGGTATCAGAGTATCAAGACAGCCAAAAAATATTTTTGCAAAAATTTTGAAATCTGTTACAGTCGGCTCGTTGGGGAACGCCGCGTAAACTTTTTAAGCTTGCGGACGGGCGGCTAGTACCTAACACTTCCCGATAACTACTCGGTGCATATGATAGAAATACAGCCTACAAATGAACATCCAGTTCCAACTTCGCTCTCCGAGCAGGTAGGTGAGTCCCTCCAAGAAAATGTGCGTATTGCTGCTATGACGTCATCAATAATGTCTGAGCTCGGCATGCCGTTTGAAATGACGGAAGAGGACGACGAGGAAGCACGCAAGCTATTTGCGCAGTTTGATAAGAAGCAAAAGAAGAATGGTCAGGATAAGGAGAAGTCGAACCCACCGGCTCTCTATCAGGGTAACGTAGCTCTTAAGCTAGCGGCTTTGCTAACAGAGTATGACCACCGCGTGGTGGTCGACGCGACGCAGGCGCGTACATATATTATGAACAGGCTGCTGGAACTTAGCACCTGTGGTGATACCAAGTCAGAACTTCGTGCCTTAGAACTCATTGGAAAGATGTCAGACATTGGCGCGTTTAGCGAGAAGTCTGAGATTACTGTTACACATCGCTCATCCAGTGATCTTCAACAAGTCATTGAACAGAAGATTAACCGCCTACTATCTATAGGCGTTACAGATGTAACCCCCAAGGACACAAAAAAAGACCTTGGCATTGACGACGATGACGAGTTAGCCCAGCTTGAAGTTAAAAAAGTAAAAGATGGATCATCAGAAATTACAGAATCTACTGAAAATTCTGCCAAACCTTCCTGAAGCACAGCTCCGCGACCTCATCGTATCGTTAGATGAGCAGGAGATTCTTGCTGAAAGGGAGGAGGCTAGGAATTCGTTCATGGCTTTTGTAAAAAAGGTGTGGCCGCACTTCATTGAGGGGTCACATCACAAGAGAATGGCCAAGGCATTTGAGCGAGTAGCCCGTGGGGAGTGCAAAAGGCTCATAATTAACATGCCGCCACGCCATACCAAGTCAGAATTTGCCTCATATTTGCTGCCAGCGTGGTTTTTAGGCAACTTTCCAGAGAAAAAAGTCATTCAAACGTCCCACACGGCTGAATTAGCCGTGGGTTTTGGTCGAAAAGTGCGAAATTTGGTCGATCAGGACGTCTATACAGAGATATTTCCGGGTGTTGGGCTGCAAGCTGACTCAAAAGCGGCTGGTAGATGGAACACAAACAAGGGTGGCGACTATTTTGCTATCGGTGTAGGCGGTGCCGTGACCGGAAAGGGTGCCGATATCCTGATTATTGACGATCCACACTCAGAACAAGAGGCTGCAATGGCAGCTAGTAATCCAGAAGTGTATGACAAGGTGTATGAGTGGTATACATCTGGCCCGCGCCAGCGTCTGCAACCGGGCGGATCGATTGTTATCGTGATGACACGCTGGGCACAGCGAGATTTGACTGGACAGGTAATAAAGTCAGCTATGCAGCGTAGCGGAGAAGAGTGGGAAGTCATCGAGTTTCCTGCAATTCTCCCTTCGGGTAATCCCCTATGGCCACAGTTCTGGAGCAAACCGGAACTTGAAGCACTGCGTGAAGAGTTACCTAATGCGAAGTGGCAAGCACAGTATCAACAGAATCCTGTAGGTAATGAGAGCGCTATTATTAAGCGTGATTGGTGGAAATGGTGGGAAAAAGATGATCCTCCTGTCTGTGAATTTATCTTGCAATCATGGGATACAGCCTTTGAAAAAACTCAACGTGCTGACTATTCCGCAGGGACAACTTGGGGAATTTTCTCTTGTGAGGAAGATAACTTTGCCCCCAATATTATTCTGCTCAATACATACAAGAAACGTGTCGAGTTCCCAGAGCTTAAACGAGACGTTTTACGAGAGTACAACGAGTATGAACCCGACTCACTAATAGTAGAGAAGAAGGCGTCCGGTGCGCCTCTTATATATGACCTACGAGCGATGGGCATACCAGTGCAAGAGTTCACACCGGGTAAAGGCCAAGACAAAATTGCCCGCCTAAACTCCGTTAGCGATATCATCGCGTCTGGAAAAGTGTGGGTTCCACAGACCCGCTGGGCAGAAGAGTTAGTAGACGAGGTTGCAGCATTCCCGTCAGGCGAGCATGATGACTTGGTTGACGCGACAACACTAGCGCTTATGCGCTTTCGTCAGGGTGGGTTCCTCCGTCTACCGACCGATGAGCCTGAAGAGATTCAATGGTTTAAGAGCCACCGCCGTGAGCGGTTTTATACAGTTTAAGGATACAAAATGGCAACAAGTTCTATCGACAAAGGTTTGTACGCAGCCCCTTTAGGTATTGAAGAAGACGATTTGGGCATGCCCCCAATTGAGATTGAGATCGAAGACCCTGAAGCAATTCGTATTGGCATGGGCGATATTGAGATTGATTTGGAGCCCAGAAAAGAAAGCGAAAGCGGCGATGATTTTGACGCTAACTTGGCCGACTACATGGACGACAGCGATTTAGGTACGTTGGGTAAAGAGTTGGTTGACGACTTTACTAAAGACATTGGTGATCGCAAAGACTGGATACAAACGTACGTAGATGGTTTGAAACTATTGGGCTTGAAGTACGAGGACAGAACAGAGCCTTGGCAGGGCGCTTGTGGTGTGTTCCACCCGATGCTTACCGAGAGCGTCGTACGCTTTCAGTCAGAGGGAATCATGGAAACGTTCCCAGCCGCTGGGCCAGTTAAGACGCAGATTCTTGGCAAGGACACGCCAGAGAAAGAAGAAGCATCTACTCGCGTGCGCGAGGACATGAACTATCAGCTTACTGAAGTGATGCAAGAGTATCGCCCAGAGCATGAGAAGTTGTTGTGGAATCTGCCCCTTGCAGGTTCTGCGTTTAAGAAGGTCTACTACGATCCAAGCATTGGTCGTCAAGTGGCTATGTTTATCCCCGCAGAAGACATTGTTGTGCCGTATGGTGCATCTAGTCTAGAGCGTGCTGAGCGTGTTACGCATGTAATGCGTAAGACTGAGAACGAAGTTCGTAAGTTGCAAGAAGCTGGGTTCTATAGCGACGTAGACTTGGGCGAGCCAACGCATGAGCTAGATGATATTGAGAAGCAAAAAGCTGAAGAGATGGGCATGTCAGCTTTGCAAGATGAGCGCTTCCGTATTCTTGAGATGCACGTTGATCTTGACTTAAAAGGTTACGAGCATAAAGATAAGAAAGGCGGGAAAACTGGCATTGCGCTTCCATATGTTGTGACTGTTGAGAAGGGCACGCAGAAGGTACTTGCCATTCGCCGTAACTGGTACGATGGTGATGAGCTTCACATGAAGCGTCAGCACTTTGTGCACTACCAATACATACCGGGATTTGGCTTCTATGGATACGGTCTTATTCACCTTATCGGCGGATATGCGAAGAGCGCGACCATGCTCATCAGGCAACTTGTTGATGCAGGTACGCTCAGTAATTTGCCGGGCGGACTCAAGTCAAGAGGGCTCCGCATCAAGGGCGACGATACCCCTATCGCACCGGGAGAGTTTCGTGATGTTGATGTACCAAGTGGATCCATCCGAGACAACATCCTACCGCTACCTTACAAAGAACCCAGCCAAGTTCTCTACACTTTGTTCCAGAACATTGTGCAAGAGGGTAGGCAGTTCGCGTCCGCAGGAGACATGAAGGTCAGTGACATGAGTGCGCAAGCACCTGTGGGCACAACACTAGCGATTCTTGAGAGAACACTGAAGGTAATGGGAGCTGTGCAAGCACGCATGCACTACTCGATGCGTCAAGAGTTCCGTCTGTTAAAAGCAATCATTGCTGACTACACACCAGAAGATTACGACTACGAGCCAATCGAGGGATCACGTAAGGCGAAGAAGTCTGACTACGACATGGTTGCTGTGATTCCTGTGAGCGATCCAAACGCTGCAACAATGGCGCAGAAGATTGTTCAGTATCAGGCTGCACTACAACTTGCGCAAACTGCTCCGCAGTTATACAACCTTCCCTTATTACATCGCCAGATGATTGAGGTGTTGGGCATCAAGAACGCAGCCAAACTCATTCCGATTGAGGATGATGCGACACCTGTTGATCCAGTGCAAGAGAATCAAAACGCTCTGACTGGCAAACCTAACAAGGCGTTCCTTGAGCAAGATCATCAAGCTCATATTGCAGTGCACACAAGTATGTTGCAGAACCCCAAAGTTATGGGCCTTATTCAACAGACACCACAAGGTCAGGCAATTGTGGCTGCAATGATGGCTCACATCAACGAGCACTTGGCGTTTGCATATCGCAAAGAAGTTGAGGCAAGTATTGGTCTCCTGTTGCCAACAGAAGAGCAAGAGAAAAACATGTCTCCAGAAGTGGCTGCACAAGTTGCACAACTTTCTGCACAAGCGTCTACTCGTTTAACGCAACAAGCTCAAGCACAGGCCGCACAGCAGCAGGCTCAACAACAAGCACAAGACCCACTTGTTCAGATGCAGCAACAAGAGTTGCAAATCAAGATGCAAGAGTTGCAGCTTAAAGCGCAGAAGCAACAGATTGATGCGGCAGCTAAAGCTGACCAGCTTCGCATTGAAGAGTCACGTATTGCGGCTCAGAAAGAAATCGCGGCTATGCAAGTTGGTGCAACTGCTGCCGCTGCAAAAGACAAACTTCAGAAGCATCAACTTCTTGAAGGTACTCGAATTGGCGCTGATATCGCCAAGCACAAGGCTCAATTGGCTGTCCAAATGGCACAAAGAGCATCCAATAAACCCACCAAGAAGGAGAAAGATTGAACGATTACAAGCTTCTGGCACATGTTGCCAAAGAGATTGAAAAGTATAGGCAAGAGCGAGAAGCCTATGTTGCAGCGGGCAGGGCCGACAACATAGAAGAGTATCGACAGGTCTGCGGGGTAATCCGAGGTCTCAACCTCGCAGATAACATCATTAATGAGCTCGTGCAAAAAATGGAGAAATCCGATGACTGAATATGATATCGCTGCTGTGGACTTGTCCGGCATTCTTAACAAACCCGCCGAAGATAAAGCCAAGCAGTTGCCTGACCCACGTACATTTCACATTTTGTGTGTGGTGCCTGAAGCTATGCAAGAGTATGCAGAGAGTGATGTTGGAATCCTTAAATCCAGCCAGTCTATGCATTATGAGGAGGTACTCACTCCCGTTTTATTTGTCGTCAAGCTTGGGCCTGACTGCTACAAAGACACCACTCGTTTCCCTAGCGGGCCGAGTTGCAAGGAAGGTGATTTTATCATCGTCCGCCCAAATTCAGGCACCCGTCTGAAGATTCATGGCCGTGAATTCCGTATCCTCAATGATGATTCGGTTGAAGCAGTCGTGGAAGACCCCCGTGGTATTACACGTGCATCATAAGGAGTAACTAATGGCACAAACAGAGTTTAAAGGCGAGGACTTTGAGTTCCCCGATGAAAAGGAAGCTAAGGGTAAACCCGAAGCAGTAGAGGATGATGGCTTTGATATAGAAATTGAAGACGATACCCCTCGTAAAGATCGTGGCCGCAAGCCCGATGACACACCACCTGAAGACCCTACTGAAGATGAACTCGCCTCTTACGACGAGAAAGTCCAGTCGCGTCTTAAGAAATTTACACGTGGCTACCATGATGAGCGCCGTGCTAAAGAAGAAGCATTGCGTGAACGCGAAGCGGCTGAAAAGCTAACTAAGCAGTTATGGGAGCAAAACCGCAAGTTGCAGGAACAAGTTGCACTTGGGTCAAGAGCGTACATTGAGCAGTCAAAGTCATCTGCAGAGATGGAATTTGAAAATGCTAAGAAGAAGTACAAGGAAGCTTATGAGTCTGGTGATTCTGATGCTGTTGTAGAAGCACAAGCAGAAGTTTCACGGGCTACGCTGAATTTAGACAAAGTTCAGAACATGAGGCCTTTACAAACTGAAGAAAATGATGTACAAATACAACAACGTAGTACAAATCAACCAAATGTGTCACAGCGCGATCAGCGTTGGATGCAGAAAAACACTTGGTTTGGCACTGATCCTGAAATGACAGCTTCCGCCCTCGGGTTGCATCAGAAGCTGGCTAAGGAAAATGGTGCCGACTTTGTGGGCAGTGATGAGTACTACAAACGAGTAGATGCTACTATGCGTCGAAGATTTCCTGAGTATTATGATGATACTCAGAGCGATGAAGATGATACTCCTTCGAAAAAGGTATCAGAACCGGCTTACGAGGACGAACCTCCGCGCCGTGCAACAAAACCAGCTAATGTGGTGGCACCCGCCTCCCGTAGCACTCCGCCTAATCGTATTAGGCTGAAGGCATCCGAAGCAGCGATTGCTCGCCGTCTTGGGGTTCCTTTGGAAGAATACGCTAAACAGGTTGCTCAACTGAAAAGAGGTGAATAATGGATCAAGCATTGACGTCTAACAAGACACAAAATCGTTTAGCTCGTGAGCTAGACACTCGTCAGGTAATGCAACGCCCAGAGGCGTGGCGTCCTCCCGAGGCCCTTCCTAGTCCTGACAACCGTCCGGGCTGGTCGCACCGCTGGGTGCGTATAAGCACGTTGGGCAACGCTGATCCAAGTAACATTTCTTCGAAGTTACGCGAAGGATACGAACCCTGCAAAGCAGAAGATTATCCCGAGCTCATGATGCACGCTACCACGGAAGGTCGCTTTAAAGGCAACGTTGAAGTGGGCGGTCTGTTGCTCTGCCGAATTCCGGAAGAGTTCTTGAAACAACGGATGGAGTACTACTCCAACCAGAACAAGGCTCAGATGGACTCAGTGGACAACAATTTCCTTCGTGAAAGCGATCCTCGGATGCCCCTTTTCTCAGAAAAGAAAACCAAGGTCACTTTCGGTTCTGGTTCTTAAATTTAGGAGTCTTTTATGGCTTTTCCAACGGTAAATGCCCCTTACGGGCTGAAGCCGATCAATCTGTACGGTGGTACGCCCTTCGCAGGCGCAACTCGCCAGTACCGGATTGCTTCTGCTTACAACACTAGCATCTTCTATGGTGATCCCGTAGAGATTATTGACAGTGGCACGATTATTAAATCTGCTATCACAACCGCCCGTGCAACTGTGACTACATCACAGATCATTGGTGTTTTCTTGGGCTGCTCTTACGTTAACTCGCAAGGCCAGACCATTTTTGCTCAGTATTTCCCAGCAAATACAGCAGCGCCTACCGGTACGTATATTACTGCTTATGTAAGTAATGACCCCGACACGCTGTTTAAAGCTGTGATCGCTACTGGTGCTACACCTGACAATACTACCTCTGGCTTGTTGCCTTCCTCTACTACGCAATATACCGTTATTGGTACTAACGTAGCATTGGTGCAGAACGCAGGTTTAACTACAACTGGCAATAGCCGTGTTGCGGTTGCTTCTTCTGCGGTTACAGGTACATTGCCTATGAACGTTGTCGATGTTGTCGAAGAGACTTCATACGTTAACGGTTCTGGTAACGTCGTGTACCCCGAGCTCATCGTTCGTTGGAACTTTGAGATTCATACAACCACTATCGCTTCTGGCGTTTAATCAAGGAGCTAAATTATGGCTATTTCACGCGCACAACTGCTGAAAGAGTTGCTCCCGGGTCTGAACGCTTTGTTCGGTATGGAGTATGCTCGCTACGGCGAAGAGCACAAAGAGATCTACGAAACAGAGACCTCTGAGCGTT